AACGACGGTCCTGGTCTATTACCTGAGGATTTCTATATTCTCGCAGATCAATTAAAGAATCGTGAATTAACAGGCCATGCTGCTCGAGACGCAATCGTAGTCGCAAGAGAAGCAGCAACAAACGAACAATGGAACGATTGGTATCGTAGGATCTTAATTAAAGACCTTAGATGCGGTGTATCTCTCAAGACAGTCAACAATGTCAGAAAAAATACAATCCCTGTATTTACTTGTATGCTTGCCCACAGCGGTGACAACAATCCCAAAAAGATAACTGGTGATTGTGTAGTTGAATATAAGTATGATGGTGTAAGAGCAATTGTAATTGTTCAAAATGGTAATGCAGTCATCTATTCTCGAAATGGTAAACTACTTACCAACTTCCCACATATCGAAAAAGCATTTAGTAAAAAGATCTTTGATGACTTAGTCTTCGATGGTGAAGTTATGTCAAAAGATTTCCAATCATTAATGAAACAAGTTCATCGTAAGGAAGGAGCAGAAACTGCAGATGCATACTTTGCACTGTTTGACTTTTTACCTCTTGATGAATTCCAAACAGGCAGTGGTACATTACCACTAACTAAAAGAAAAGAATTATTGAAAGGCTTTGAACAGTCTGAGTATTTCAATGATTGTATTGTCGTTACGAAATATGATGTACTTAATATTGAAGATGACTCTGATAAATTCAAGGCAATTAATAATACAGCAATAGAAGAAGGCTATGAAGGTATCATGGTCAAACCTGTGAACGGTATGTATGAATGCAAACGTTCTTATGGTTGGCTAAAAATGAAACCTTATATTGAAGTTACATTAAAAGTTATTGACATTGAAGAAGGAACCGGCAAAAATGAAGGAAGCACTGGAGCGTTGGTCTGTGAAGGAACCGACGAAGGTAAACATATCAAGGTTAATGTTGGCACAGGTCTTAGCGATGCTAACAGGGATGATATTTGGAATAATTTTGACTCTGTCATTGGTCAGCTTGTAGAGATACGAGCTGATGCAATTACAATCGCTCAAGATCAGGAAGCCTACAGTTTAAGGTTTCCGCGTTTTAAAACATTCAGAGGTTTTGAACCAGGAGAGAAACTATGACACAATATGATTCTGAAGTAGCAAAGGTGAAAATTATGAGAGAAGCAGAAGAATGGGCGAAGCAAACAAAGACTATACATTCTCATTCAATGAGTTCTATGTATTATGATACTCATCCTGAAGATACCGCTGATAATAAATCTGTTACCGATGTTGAATATAACGATGGTACAATTGTGAGATCTCAAGGTGGAAAGTTTCTTCGTCAGTTTGGTGAAAGACTTGAAGGCGATGCTTTATACGATTCATTCTGCAAGAACGGAATATGAAACTGTTCTTAGCAGCTATTGCCACTGTCTTGGCATTACCATCATCGGGAAGTACCTTTGATGAAAAGGTTGGTCCTTTAGTTGAATATGAATCACGCGAAGTACGATGTTTAGCAATGAACGTTTATCATGAAGCAAGGTCAGAGAACCTCGCAGGTAAATATGCAGTTGCTGATGTAGTTTTAAATCGTGTACGTGACGATAGATATCCTAACTCTGTTTGCGGTGTTGTATATCAAGGAGAACATAAACCTTCTTGGAAGGATCCTCAGGTATTAGTACCGAAGCGTAATCGTTGCCAATTCAGTTGGTATTGCGATGGTAGATCAGACGAAGCAACTGAAGAAGATGCTTGGGAAGAGTCTATGGCAATATCATATAAGATTATACAGAACTCAAGGTTTCGTGGAATCACTGAAGGTGCAACTCATTATCATACAACGTTTGTAAGTCCATATTGGGCTCCAACTTTACAGCAAGTAGGAACAATAGGTTCACATATCTTTTACCGTGCAGACTGAATAAATAATACCATAATATATTAATTATGGAGTTAACTATGAGAGTCGCAGGTGTGGATTACAGTTTAAGTAGTCCAGCAATATGCGTACATGAAGGTGATGAGTGGAGTTATGATAATTGTACTTTTTACTATTACGTAAAGCAAAAGAAATTATTGATTGGTGAGAAAGGACAATATCAAGCAACAATGTATCCGGATAACTGGTTTAACGATCAAGAAAGATATAGTATCATTGGATCGTGGTCGCAAGAGAAATGTTTTGAATGTGACTTTGTTGGAATTGAAGGATATGCGTTTGGAGCAGTCGGAAGAGTATTTCAAATAGCAGAGAACTGTGGTTTATTTAAACATAAGCTCTGGGAAAAGAATATACCTTACGATGTCTATCCACCTACAATGATTAAAAAGTTTGGTTGTGGAAAAGGAAACGCAAATAAAGAATTAATGATAGAAGCATTTGAAAAAGAAACTTCTATTGACATTCGCGAAAAATGTGGTATAATAACAAAATCGTGGAATCCTATTACTGATATCGTAGATGCCTACTATATCTGTAAATATGGTTTTACTCAACTTACAGAGAAGAAAGATGATAGTAATATTTAACGGACCTCCAGCTTCAGGAAAAGATGAAGCAGCTAGTTTATATAAAGAAAAGTATGGATTTGGTAATCTGTCCTTTAAGTATCAATTATTTAAAGAAACAATCAAACACTTTGACGTTGATGAAAGATGGTTCATGGAAGGCTATAACGATAGAGAACAAAAAGAAAAGAAAGAGTTTGCTTTACAAGGTATGTCAAGACGTGAAGCAATGATCCATGTTTCTGAAGATATTATTAAACCAAAGAAAGGTTTAGATTATTTTGGCAAGTCAGTTGCTGAAGAAATCGAAGAAGACAAAAATTATGCATTGGCAGACGGTGGTTTTGTCGAAGAGTTAGAACCTATTATAGAAAAGGTTGGAGCAGAAAATATTGTCATCGTTCAATTAACAAGAGAAGGCCATGATTATTCTTCTGATAGCAGAAAGTATTTCAATGGTAATGTAATTAGTGAAACAACAATCGGACATGCAACTCCGGTTGATAAAGCATATGTTCTTAAAGAAGAAATGGACATTAGAACATATCGTATACATAATAATGGAGCCTTGCATAGTTTACACGATGCATTGGACCGTATACACAATGAAATTTATTGGAGAGACTAAAATGAGTGTTATATATAAAGGTGAAGTAATCGAATCAGAACTATCCGCTAACAGCAAAGGCGGAACTGAAATGATGAGACAACGTTTAATAGATAATGTTGGTAAAGATGTATTGGAAAAAGTTGCAGTACATTTATCAAGACCAAGAGATCTATATGACGATGTACCAAATATCTTATGGTGCCATGATTTATCAGAAGATCCTGAGAATCAGATATTAAAAGATGGTGGATGGCAAAAATTTAATCACTTTGTTTTTGTGACAGCATGGCAAAGAGATCAATACATTATGAGATTTGGTATTCCTTATGGTATATGTTCTGTTATTCATAACGCAGTTGAAGTCAAGTATGATCCTAAAGAAAAGGATATGGAAACAATTCGTTTCGTATATCATACAACACCACATCGTGGTTTAGAATTACTTGTTCCTATTTTTGTTTCATTGGCAAAAGAGTTTGATAATATTCATCTTGATGTTTATTCAGGATTTGAAATTTATGGTTGGGAAGAACGTAACGAAGCTTACAAGCCACTCTTTGCACAAATTGAAGAACATCCTAATATGACTTATCATGGAGTTAAATCTAATGAAGAAGTATTACAAGCTTTAGACAAGTCTCATATTTTCCTATATCCTAATATATGGAAAGAGACATCCTGTATTGCATTACTTGAGGCAATCAAATCGCAAATGATTTGTATTCATCCGAACTACGGTGCTTTACCAGAGACCGCTGCCAATGCAACAATTATGTATGATTGGAATGAAGATATGAATCATCATGCAAATTACGCATTTTCGGTAACGAAACAAATTCTAACTCAGATGAAGCAAGATCCTAATTATTTCCACGGATTTACTTTCTCTGATAGATTTAACCTGGCAAGGAATTCAGTTGCCAGTTTTGCCACAATGTGGAATACTTTACTAAGGAACATCGGAGATGTCTACCAAGAACAGGGATAACTTAATATACTTTCCTTCAATACATTCTAATCCACCAATTGACGAAGTCAGTGTAGCCGAAAAGATACGAGAATATAAAGAATCATATTCAACAGAACTTGCTGAAATTATTTGGGAAAATGTATTAGGTGAAATGGCAAGAGCAGGCTGCGATTTTGATGAAGACTTTGAAACATATTTTCCAAGTATGATTTTAATCTTTGAATCTATTCGTTCGTTACATCTACAAACAATGGGAGAAGAACATCAACTTCAGCCATTTGCCAAACAAAACGTTGCGATTCTCGATAGTGATGAGTCTCAAGTGGCCGGTGGTCTCAGAAAGAATTTTGAAGAAACCATTGACATTGACGAAGATCTTTGATATAATAGTATCTGTAAATTTAAATAATGGATAAATTATGATATTAGTTGACTATAACCAAGTTATGCTTGCGAGTCTTTTCGCAGGTATTGGCAATCACACTAACATGGAAGTAGATGAAAATCTCCTTAGACACATGTTTCTCAATTCAATTCGATTTAATCGTAAAAAGTTTTCCAAGGAATACGGCGAAATTGTAATATGTGCTGATAACACAAATGTATGGAGAAAAGATTACTTTCCATATTATAAAGCAAATCGTAAAAAGAATCGTGACCAATCAGACTTAGATTGGAATGCTCTGTTTGATGTCATTCATCAAATACGTAGAGAGATTGAAGAGTTCTTTCCTTACAAGGTAGTATATGTTGATCGTTGTGAAGCTGATGACATTATCGCAACTTTGTGTATGGAACATGGTACTGAATTGAATAATGGATCCGAAAAGATTCTTGTTCTCTCTGGTGACAAAGACTTCATTCAATTACAAAGATTCGCAAACGTTGACCAATACAATCCTGTTCTAAAGAAATGGGTAAGACATGCAAATCCTCAACAGTATATAACAGAACACGTTCTTCGTGGTGATACTGGTGATGGTGTTCCAAATATTCTATCAGCTGACAATTGTCTTGCTGTAGGCGATAGACAAAAGCCGATGACTAAGAAAAGAATTGAACTGTTTAGTAAAACGCCAGAAGAAATGGATGAAGAAACTAAACTAAGGTTTAATCGTAATAAACAAATGATTGACCTTACAATGATTCCTCAGGAATATAAAGATAATATCCTTGAGGCTTATAATAACCAAGAAGAGGTTGGCAGAGGACATCTGTTCAACTACTTCGTAAAGAAAAAGCTGAAAAATCTAATCGGCGACCTACAGGATTTTTAATATGTTAAAAGAATCAATTGCTGACATTCTAAATGCAGCTGGTAAAATCAAAGGTGTTAAGGGTAAAGTCGAGCATCTACAACAATTCGACGTTATACCACTAAGAGCAGTACTTCGTTTAATATATGATGAAAGTATTGAATTTTTGGTTCCTGATAGTAGACCACCATTTAAGGAAAACGATCTGATTGATCTTCATACTATGTTGTATAGAGAATCAAGACGTTTGAGAATTTTCTTCAAAGGTGGTGGATACGACAACCTCAACCAAATAAGAAGGGAAGCTTTGTTCATTCAATTGTTAGAAGATCTATATATTGCTGATGCTGCAATGTTAGCTGATAATGTGATCTCTCATACGCCAATTAAAGGTTTAACAAGAAAGACAGTTGAAGCAGCATTTCCTGGATTATTTGAAACACCACTCCCAACCCTCGGCTTTAAATAGATTATAAGGTAGGACACCATGGCTAAGCGGACCAGACAAACCGCCTCTTCCGACGAATGGAAAAGTATCAAGCAAGAAGATCGTAAACGCGAAAGACAAAAGAAAGCATCTCGATCCGAAATACGCAAGCAAAAGTTATCTGAAAAAAGAACATTTTTATCATAAAAACTATTGACATTGAGCCTTTTCTTTGTTATAATATCTATATAAATTAATAATGGAGAAAGAAATGGATCATAGAGCAGATAAATTGATCCTTGTAGATTGTGACGGTGTATTACTTGATTGGAAATACGCATTCTATAAGTTTATGAACGAAAACGGCTATACGGTAATTACTGAAGGCGTTTACGATGTTGCCGAAACATTCGGTATTACGAAAGACGAGTCAAGAAGGCTTGTAAGACAATTCAACGAATCAGCAAGGATTGGATTCCTTCCTGGTCTAAGGGATGCTATTAAATATGTCAAGAAACTCCATAGTGAAGGTTATGTTTTTCATTGTATTACTAGTCTCAGTACTGATTACTATGCCGGCAAACTAAGAGAACAAAATCTCGAAAGATTGTTTGGTAAAGATGTATTTGAGAGATTAGTATGCTTGGACTGTGGAGCTGATAAAGACGACGGTTTATTGCCCTATAAAGATAGCGGATGTATTTGGGTTGAAGATAAACCTCTCAATGCTGAATGCGGTCTGAATATGGGACTTAGATCTATTCTGATTGAACATGACTTTAACAAAGATTATGAAAATAATAATTTGGTAAAAGTTAAGAATTGGAAAGAAATCTACGAATCAATCGTATAAATACTATTATGGAATATAAGATTGGAAGCTAATGCCTACATATACCTTTGAAGACAAAAACACTGGTGAGCAATTCGAGAAATTCATGTCGATGTCTGCTATAGACCAGTTCAAAAAAGACAACCCACATTTAAAATCTATCATTCTTAGCGGACAACCCGTGATTGAGTCTGCGCGCCTTGGACGGATGAAACCAGACCAAGGTTTTCGTGATATACTTACATCAATGAAACAAAATAAATCATACACTGGAAACAAAATTAACGATTGGAAGTAATTTCAATTGCTTCCTTGTAGTTAATGCAAAGGAGGTTTTATGTCAAGACAGCGTCGTTTATCACCTAAAGAGA